GAAACACCCGGCACATCTGGTTTATTAATTTTTGCTAACTATGGGCGTAACGGTTCTGGTATTTCAGGCGGTGTTGCGGGCGATGGGGGGACAGCAATAATAAACGGTGTAAGCTACACATCAATTTACAGAAACGGCGGTATCGGTGGTGCTGGTCGTACATCTACAACAGCGGCGGGTGGTGGCGGTGGTGGAGCAGCAGGGCCTAACGGTGATGGGGGTGCTGGTGGTACTAATACGGCTACTTTAGGAACAACAGGCCGTGGCGGTGGTGGTGGTAACGGCGGTGGCGCTGGTTCAAGTGTTTCTGCATTAGGTGGAACGGCTGGAATGTTTGCTGGTGCTGGTGGTGATGGTGGCGCTAACACTGTTAGTGGTTCTACTGGTGGAGCAGGTATTACAGCTTATTCAGTTTATTCTGGTGGCGGCGGCGGTGGTGCTGGTGACGGAACAGGCGGTACTGCAGGTGGTACGGGCGGTTCTTACGGCGGCGGTGGTGGTGGAAGCGGTTCTGCAACAAACTCAACAGGCGGCAGTGGTCGTTCTGGCATCATTATTATTAACTACACGCCAATAGCAAACGGCAATTTCCTTGCATTTTTCTAAGGTTAATCATGGTAGTAACTTGGACAATTACACAACTTGAACACAAAATAACAAATAAATTTGTGACTGTTGCATATTGGACTGCAACGGCGACAGATGAAAATTATTCATTGTCTACATCCGATGTTTGCGGCTGGCCTGAAAGCGAGCCTACCATTCCATACGATGAGCTTACACAAGACATAGTGTTAGCTTGGATTTGGGCAAATGGAGTAGACAAAGATGCAGTAGAAGCACGCCTAGCCAATCAAATTGAAATGCAAAAAAATCCCGTCAGTGCAACTGGCTTACCTTGGTAAAAAATATGAAATTACCTCAATTACCCCAAGACAAAGCCAATCATCTGGCTTACGGCGCTTTGACATTTTGCCTCGTGTTGCTGATAGCGCACTTTCTGTTTCCAAATAATCAAATTGGATTTGCTTGTTTGATTACGATTCTTTCAGCCATTGGCAAAGAAGCTAGTGATGCTTGGATCAATTGGAAAGCCACTGGCAATCCAATGAAAGGCCCACATGGCGTTGAGCTGCTGGATGCAGTAGCTACAATTTCTGGCGGCGCTTTAGCTGGGTTGCCTTTACTTATATTGCAAATCCCAAGAATTTAAGGATAAAAAATGACTCAGCCAATTGACATCATTACCAGAGCCATGAAAGACATTGGCGCTATTGCTGCTGGTGAAAATCCAACGGCTGATGAAGCGCAAGACGGTTTGGATATGCTCAACGATATGTGCGCCCAGTGGTCAAATGAAAACATGATGGTTTTCTATCGCACAGAATTGATTTTTCCAACCGTGCAAAATACTGTGCAATACACGTTAGGGCCAGGCGGTTCTGTTGGTTCTACCTTTACAGGATCAATCTCTGGCAACGTCCTGACCGTTACAGCCATTACTAGTGGTGGCATAACGATGGGCATGACCTTATCTGGATCAGGCATTACCGCTGGAACAACTATTGTGGGCTTTGGAACAGGTGCAGGCGGCAACGTTAAAGAAGCTGGTACTTACACGGTCAGTATTCCGCAAACGGTCTCTAGCACTACAATTAGTGCCTATTACGAACGACCATTGACCATTGAATCAGCCTTTGTGCGGGTTGCTACAACACAAGGTGGGTCGAGTGTTGCTGGCGGTTATTTGGACTATCCTGTGGCTATTCTGAGCCTTGAAGAATACGAATCTCTTGGCATCAAACAGCTAAATGGCCCTTGGGCAAAGATGATCTACTATATGCCTGCCGAAACCCTTGGCACGGTGTATGTGTTTCCCAACCCGTCACAGGGTGAACTGCACTTGTTCACGCAAACTATTTTTAGGCAATATCAAACCATCAACGACACAATTACTTTGCCACAAGGCTATAACATGGCTTTGCGCTGGTGTCTTGCTGAACGTCTGATGCCGATGTATGGTAAATCAAGCCAGACGCAAATTGCATTGATTACCAGTTATGCAGCACAAGCAAAGGCTACGATCAAGCGCACCAATATGAGACCACCGCAAGTTTCTCGCTACCCAGATGCGTTAATGATGGGTAAGGCTAAAGATGCTGGTTTCATCATGGACGGAGGGTTTAGATAATGCCAGACTTTGGTTTTGTCGGGGCTTCTTATGAAGCACCATCCATCTATCAAGATGCACAAGAGTGCATTAACTTCTTTTGCGAGATTGACCCTACTAAACAACAGGGCGCAAGAGGGGTGGTGGCAATGTACCCAACGCCTGGCCTTGTAAAAATTGCTCAATTAGTAAATGCAGAAGTGCGGGGCTTGCATACTCTTTCAAATGAAAATTATTTAATTGCTGTTGCTAGCAATATTGTGTACAAGGTTGATACTAGTTATACAGCTACACAAATTGGAATTTTGACTACTACTACAGGGCCAGTTTCCATATCCGATAACGTTACCAATAACGGCATGACTGCTTACATTGTGGACGGGGTGAATCGGTACACATGGATTGAATCAACCAATACGTTTGCAACACTAGCAAGCACAGATGGCCCATGGCAAGGCGCTACAGTTGTGGATTCCATTGATGGATACAACATTTATAACCAGCCAAATACGTTTAATTGGGCTTGTACTGACTTGAATTCAAGTTCATCTAGCCTAGCCTTGTACGGGTCAGCTAACGGTTTTCCTGACAACATTGTGAGCCTTATTGTAGACCGCAGGCAAGTTTATTTGCTAAAAGATGTAACTACCGAAGTTTGGACAGATGTAGGCAATACGATCACAGGGATCACAACTTTTCCATTTGCTAGAGTGCCTGGCACAACCGTGCAATCTGGTGTTGGTGCGGCATTTTCTGTGGCACGTTTTGGGACTTCTTTTGCCGCTGTTTGCAAGGATACCCGAGGCGACTCAACCATTGAAGCAATGGTTAATTATGAATATAAAAAGTTTTCTACCCATGCTGTTGAACAGTCATTAACTAACGAAATAACCCATGATGCGGTGGCTTATACCTACCAAATTGAGGGTCATGAAATGTATGTGGTGACTTTTCCGTCAGTTGGGGAATACGGTCTGACTTGGGTTTACGATGGATCAACTCAGCAATGGCACAAATGGTTGTCTTGGGATTCTACACTTGGAGTGTACAAACGCCATCGTTCAAATTGTGGGTGTTACTTTAACAATCAATATATTGTTGGAGATTATGAAAATGGCAAGTTGTATAGCATTGAAAATGCGGTTTATACAGAAGATGGCGCAACAATTCGCCGTATGCGCCGTGCGCCTCATATAACTACTGATTTGCAAAGACAATATTTTGAATCGTTCCAAATTCAGTTTCAGCCAGGCGTTGGCTTAAATACAGGTCAGGGCAATGATCCACAAGCCATGTTGCGCTGGTCAAATGACGGCGGTTCTACTTGGTCAAATGAGCATTGGGTAACCATTGGCAAGATCGGACAATATGCCAACCGTGCGCTTTGGAGGCGTTTGGGCTATGCAAGGGATAGAATTTTTGAAGTAGTGATCAGTGATCCTGTAAAGGCTGTCATAGTTTCCGCTGAGTTGAAAGCAAGCGCAGGTGAAAATTAATGGCAACAATGCCAAACACCAATATCAACATACCGTATTCGGCATTTATTGACGAATCCACGGGCAGGCCGACTCAGGCTTGGCTGTTGTGGTTGATGAGTCCAAATTTCATTACGGTAAATCTTAGTTCGGCATTGGCTGTTAGTTCTGGTGGTACAGGGTTAACCACTATTCCCACCAATGGGCAGCTTTTAATTGGTAATGGGTCAGGCTATACCTTAAACACACTTGGCACTGGCGTTGGCATTTCAGTTGTCAATGCGGCAGGAACAATCACAATTGCAAATACTGGTGTTCTGTCAAACATTGCAGGTAGCGGAATATCAGTAACTAGCGCCACAGGAAATGTGACCATTGCCAATACTGGCGTTTTGTCATTCAGTGGCGGTACAACTGGATTAACTCCAGCAACGGCTACAACAGGCAATGTTACTTTGGCTGGCACATTAATTGCTGTAAATGGCGGCACGGGTCAATCCTTGTATGCAGTCGGTGATTTGTTATATGCCGATACAACAACAACATTGGCTAAGTTGCCTGATGTAGCAACTGGTAACGCATTAATTTCTGGGGGTGTAAGCACAGCGCCAGCATGGGGAAAAATTGGTCTTACAACCCATGTCAGTGGCGTTTTACCTATTGCCAACGGCGGCACAAACGGTTCTGCAACCCCTACAACCAACGGCATTGCCTACGGAACAGGTACAGCGTATGCCTTTACCGCTGCGGGAACTACGGGACAAGTACTAACCGCAACTACGGGCAGCGCACCGACATGGGCAAGTCCTGCGTATTCAGGAACAGTTACTAGCGTTAGTTTTACTGGCGGCATCATCACAGTTGCTACGCCAACCACCACGCCAGCTTTCACGGTGGCGGGTACAAGCGGCGGCATAGTTTATTTTTCAAGCAATACAACTTGGGCATCCTCTGCTGCGCTGACTCAGTACGGCGTGGTTTATGGTGGTGGTGCTGGCGCTGCGCCTGTTTCTACGGCGGCTGGCACTACAGGTCAAGTGCTAACAGCCACAACAGGCGGCGCACCTACTTGGGTAACCCCAACATCCGGTGGCACGGGTACAGTTACTTCTGTGTCAGTGGTATCAGCCAACGGTTTTGCTGGTACGGTGGCAACCGCTACAACAACTCCAGCCATTACCCTAACTACCAGCGTCACAGGGCTTTTAAAAGGCAATGGCACGGCAATATCTGCTGCTACTGCCAATACAGATTACCAAGGTGTTGCAGCGCCCGTCACCAATACTGCTGATTTCACCGTTGCGGCTACTGACATTTGGTTAATTAACAACAAATCTGGCTCAACCTGCACGGTGACCTTGCCAACAGCTTCAAGCTGGTCAGGTAGGGTTTTGCGGTTTTTAAATTATCAAGCTCAGTCGGTTGTTTCAGCGTCTTCCAATGTTGTGCCTCTGACGGGCGGTGCTGCGGCTACTTCCATTTTGTTGGCAAGCACAGGCGATTCTGCTACGCTGGTATCGGACGGCACAAACTGGTTGATAACTCAGTACATACCGAATAACATCTTGTTGTTGGAATAATGATGACTTACAATCGTATTAGTCCATTTGTTTTCATAAAGGAAATATTGTGAACGATCTGGAATTGCCAAGCTATGTAAGCCGAGAGCAAATAGACCGTTTGCAATCGGAAATGGTCAAAATGCCGCAAGCTGAATTGTTGACTGAGCATTTTTTCAGCCCTGGTATGTATTGCCGCCGAGTTTACCGATCAGCAGGAACATTGATTGTGGGCAAAGTTCATAAAGAACCCCACTTTTTTTTATGCGCTAAAGGTGAAATAATCGCATGGACAGAAAACGGCATGAAGAAGTTGCAAGCTGGCGATTTGATTGAATCCAAAGAGGGTACAAAGCGGGTTACTCTGGCTGTGACTGATGCTATTGGCATTACGATTCACAGAACTGATAAAACTGATCTTGATGAGATTGAAGCTGAATTAATTGAACCTGATGATTTAGCATTGTTTGATTCTTCAAATCAAATTAAAGAGATTGTCAGTCAAATGAAAAAATTGGAAGGGGATTAATATGACTTGGGTAGCAGTAGCAGTCGGCGGTGGCGCAGTATTGAGCTACGCGGGGTCTCAAAACCAAGCGGACGCTGCAAGAGATGCCGCTAATACACAGCTTCAAGGCACGTTAGAAGCATCTCGTCAACAGCGGGAAATGTTTGACATCCTAAACAAACAGCAAGAACCGTATAGAGAAGCTGGCTATGGTGCGTTGAGCAAAATCAACACAATGCTTCCGCAGTTCACTAGGACATTTACACCTGCTGACTTAACTGCCAACCTTGCGCCAAACTATGAATTCATGAAACAGCAAGGATTAGGTGCAACTGCTCAAAACGCAAACGTGGCAAGCCCAGGCTCAAACGTTGATCTTGCCAAAACCATGTTTGCTGAAAATTATGCAAAAAGCGGCTATCAGGATGCGCTTACAAATTTTCGTAATCAGCAGACTGACATTTTCAATCGGTTATCTGGTATTGCTGGCATTGGTCAAACAGCCCAAGGACAAGCCCAAGCACTTGGTTCGTCAACAGGTACAAACTTAGCCAACCTTGCTACTGGCGGGGCAAATGCCATTGCTGGCGGTCAAATTGGCGCAGCTAATGCACAAGCAGGGGGATTGCAAAACCTTGGCAATTCCGCAATGATGTATGGACTTTTAAATAAAAATAATAGTGGCATTAATTTAGGGGCATCACAAAATCCCACAAGTTCATATCCAACTGATGCCTATGGTAATGTTTTGCTTGGTAAATAAGGATAAAAAATGGCCGACATTAACCCAATTACACCAGTAGCTGCTGGAATCCAGCCGCCGCAACAAATGTCACTTGGTGACATGATGAATATGGCTCGAGGTGCTCAGGCGTATCAGCAAGCAGGACAAGTAAATCCTTTGTTGTTGCAACAACAACAGCAATCTACACGCATAGGAGAAATTGGATTAAGCGTAGAAGAACAAAAAAATATTGAACGCAAAAATATGCAAACCTTTTTTGCTGACCCTGCTAATTTTCAAACTAACGGAAGAATTGATATAGATAAAATTAATGCTGTTGTGCCAACACTTGCGCCATTGACTGGCCCTGATTACATCAGCAAGATGAGCACATTAAGCACCGCACAAACTTCTGCAATTGAAGCCAAACAAAAACTGACTCAAGATCAACGTAGCATGATCGCTCAAAGATTTTCTATCTTAGGTCGTATGGGCGTACAAGATAAAAATGCTTACATAAAAGAAATGGATTTATTAAAACAAGAAAATCCAGACAATTCTGATTTGCATAAATTAATTGACGCATATAAAGTAACTTGGAATGAAATGCCATCTGGCCCTGATTTGCCTGGCAAAGCAATAGCTGGCGCACAAACTTTATTGACTCCTGCTCAACAACAAACAACATTTGCACCGCAAGCAGGCACACTTGCTACTGGTGCTGAGATTAAGCAAACAACAACAACTCCAAGCGTTGGCGGTCAAGCGCCAAATATTAAAGTTGGTGGAACACTGGCATATTCTCAATTGCCGCCTGGCAGCCGCATGACTGATACAGGCACAAAAGATTTGAACAACAATTCAATCTTCAATGTTTTTGATGCAAATGGCAGGGCAATAGGTCAAACAACTGTGCCTGCTGGAGTTGATGCTAGTCAATTGCCTGGCGCTGCCCCTGCGACTACTCCACCCGTTGGCGCTGCAACAACTGCGCCCGTGACACAACAACAAACTACTGGTACACCAATAGCTGCCGCTGCACCTGTGCTTCAAAATGCACCTGTAAGGCTTCCAGAAGGCTTAACAGCCGCACAACAAATCAAAGCGGGTACTGAGGTAGCGCCAGGCATGAGATTGCCTTATACCGTCAGATCAGCAAGCCAGCCCTACATCAAA